CATCTTCTTTTTATAGATGACACGATCACTATACATCTTTTCCATCAACTCTGGAAGAAATCCTTTAATATCCTTTCTATACATTGCACCATTAGCACAAACTGCATAGTCTTTGTAATCAGAAAAATCTATAGATTGTTGCAAAATCCTATCAACAGTTGCTGTTGGATGTTTCATACCAACATAAGTTTCTGGACTAATGTTATACATCATCAGAAGGTGTGGATATAGGGAGTTGAGGTCAAAAGACACAACCCAATCATACTTTCCAGGAATAGGTTCTTTTACATAAGCACCAGCAAACTTAGCATCTTTTTTAGTTTCTTTTTTGAAAGGAATAACAATATTTCGTTCCTTCAAATAATTGTAGATAATAGAATCCCAAGTCCTTACCTGAAAGAATACATCATTATAATTTACTTTAGCATCATAAGCCATAGTAATTGCCAACTCAATCAGTTTCATCTTGTCTTCCAAACGGTCAACAAGTTCCACGTCAACGATGTTGTATTCAACAAACTTCTGCCAACCTTTGGTATAAAACTCTTTAAAAGTATCAAACTCAGAGTGGTCAAGTTTTTTCTGACCAAGCTCTACATCAGCAATGTGGTCCAGACGATATGATTCTTGTGCTTTATATGTAAATTTCTTATAAAGTTCAAGATAGTCAAGAATAGTTACCCCAGCAATATCATATCTACTATGAGTCCTACCTTTTATGAAGACTTCATTTTCTGTGACAATTCCCCAAGGAGAAAGTTGTTTAGCAACTTTCTCACCAATAATTCTACACATCCTTCCATAGATGTATGGAATATCATACAAATCACAGTTCCAACCAGTAATAACTTCTGGAGAATAGTTTTCCCACCAGAAAATAAACTGGTCTAACAGGTCTGCTTCTCCAGAACACAAATGATAAGTTACATTTTTTTGTTTGTTATTGAATGGTTTTACTCCCCAAGTAGTAATCTCTTTTGTATTATAATCTTGAATAGTAATTGTCAGAAGTTCTTCTGCACAACTCTTAACATCAGGAAACCCATTTTCAGAAGCAACCTCAATGTCAATAGTAATCAATCTAATTTTAGAAATATCAAACTTGATTTCATCAGGATAGTTTTCTGTAATATATTGATTGATGTATCTGGTATTTCCAGATAGTTGAAAATTTTCTACATTTTCATATCTTTTAATAAAATCTCTTGTTTCACGAATAGTTCCTGGTTTAACTTCTTCTACATAATTACCTTCAAGGGTTTTAAACTTAGTCTTTTTATTCGTCTGAACATAAAGAGTTGGATAAAAATCCTCTCTGTTTTTATAATGTTTTCCGTTAGAATACCCTCTGGAAAGTATTTCATTTCCAACAAGAACTACATTCGTGTAAAAGTTCATTTAATAGTCTTCAAATAAAGTTCAATTTGGTCAGGTTTAGGGTCTACAATAGTAAAGATAGAATCAGAATGAATCATTAGTTCTTTTTGGTCAGTAAAGACTGGCCACTTCCTCATATCATATACTGCTTCATCAGAAACAATCATCTGACAAGGATTTACTAATTTACAATCTGGTCCACCAAGTTCAGTTTCTATTTCATGAACTTCAGTAATTAGAATTGTATCATTCTTCAGAATCAGAATTTTCAGGTTTTGCATTCAATCGCTCCAAATAAGAATCTTTTACTTCATCAAGGGGTTCCACAATAGACACTACCCAATCACAAGGAATTGGAATATTTTTATCCTTTGAAAGTGGAACATAAGGATAAAAAGAAACTCTTGCTGGCAAATCTTCAGTGTTATCTTCAAGTCTAATCAGATATGGATTATTTAAAACATATCCTACAACCTTATCACCAGAGAGCATTTCTTTTACATCAGCAATCACATCTTCATATGATTTTAGAATCAAAAGTTTAACAGACATAATTTTCTAAAGTTAATGATTTATCTTGTAATTTTATAATATAATCAGCAAGTTTGTCTATGTATCCTTTATTTCTCAATTCTTTGAATACAAGATTTTCAAAAGCAAACTCGCCAGATTTATCTAACCCAGCATTTCTCATATCTCTGATTTTTTTCAGAAGATTTTCCAACACAGAAACATTGTTTCCGGTTTTAATAACGCTGTCAATCTTTCTCATCATATCAGAAACCTTTGTTTTTAGCAAGTCCCTATCTACAGTACCATCAAACTTGCCAGGAAAAACAATCCATTTGTTATTCTTAACTGAATACACCCCTTGATTTTTTCTTCTTTTCTTTCCAACTTCTTCAATATAAGGTTCTACAGAATGTCCATAGATTTTTATATCATGTGTTAATGTCCAAAGTTGTTTTTTATCTTTAAAGTAATCAGAAAGCAAATCTGGACAATCTGGTGCTTTATCCATATCAATGACTACATGCAAATCCAAATCAGAATACTTTGTGTAGTTATATCCTGCATTACCACCAAGAAGTAAAATATCTTCTACAGAATTTTTATTTAAACCAACATAATCAATCCAAGCCATGGCAATTTTTTTGAGTTGCGATCTAACTTTAGGACGCAAAACTTCACCATCCCAAAAAGTAGGATTTAATTGATTATGTATTTGGAAAGATATAGATTCTTTAAAAAACCCAGTATATGTCTTCATCAAATCCTTTTATTGATATTTATAAAAAAGGGGGAAGTGGATGGTCTTAGTCATCCTTCCCCCAGCGGCAACGATATTCAATTATATTTAGAGATAATTTTTACGTGTATGATGCTCTGGAACAATCTTTCCTAATCGAATGACAAGTAATCCATCTTCAAAGATGACTTCTCTGACCTCTGTGTCATCTGAGAGTGTCCATGCTCTTTTGAAACTTCGTTGAGCCAAACCCTTGTGGACAAACGTCCTATCCGATTCAGTATCTGATTTTTGTCCTTCGACAAAAAGTTTTCCATACTCTGTGAAGACATTTACTTCCTCCCTTTTGAATCCCGCAAGTGCAATCTCTAAATGAGATTCTACATTATTTACCTGAATTAGATTATAGGGTGGATAATTTGATGTTGTTTCATGAAGATTAAACAATCTATCAAAATACTCATCCATTCCAATACTATTGCGAGTAATCCTATCCATTAGAGCAGGAAGATCCGCAGATGTAAACCGTGAGGTTGCAAGGTTAGTCATTATGGTAGCTCCTTTTTTTAAGCGAGTTTGTGATTTGTGGATCCCTAAGGCATCCAATACTAATTATATCACATACAATAAAAAAGGGAGTGTTGAATTCCCCACAAAATTATTCAGTTTCCTCTACTCTTTTCTTTTTAGAACCAATATTATACTTGGTTTCAAGAATCCATTCATCTTTATCTTTGTAAGATAAGACTTTGATTTGATTCAATGGAGCAATGTCTTGAATTTTAGTAACATCTTTGACAGTAATTAAACCCCAATCTGCAAGAAGTTGAGCAATTCTATTCCTTCTCTGCACATCATTTACAGTCAAATTAGCGTGCTTACCATCAAGGGCAAACAGTTCTTTAAAATGAACAAGATAGTATTTACCCTGTTTATGAAGAATGTGACAAGATTGGTAAATTTTTCTCTCTTTGCGAGAAGCAACTCCAATTCTTGTAAGTGTTTCACGAACCTTCAAGAAATCATCAGGTTCATTTAGAAATACTTCTACCATTTGGTCTGGGGACCATTTCACTTCAGGTTCATTTACAACGCTCATTTTCTTCCTCCAGTTTCAAGTTTTGATTTAATAAATTTAATTTGTTCTTTAGAAAGGATTTTCAAAGCTTGTTTTGCTTTTTCATTACTATACTTATAGTAAGATTTGACTACTTCAAGGTCTTTGATTTCTTCTTTTTTAATCCAAGGAGAAAATCTTTTCTTTGGTCTCAAAGTATTTATAAAAAAGTCATATTGGAGTTTTTTATCTAATGAGTGATACTTATTCATTTCATTAGCATACATCAAACAATCAATATGTCCAGACAAGCATCTATTAATAATATATGGAGGATATTCCTTTGTAGAAGAGGGGTCTTCGTCCATAATATTGGTTTTGGATTGGTTAATTGAATTTAACCAATCTTTCAATTCATAACTCATAATTAATCAATACTAATTCTTTTCGTTCATGTTGGTCTTTCATATAATCTCCAACAGACCTCATTGTATATGTGTGAGAAAACTCAATTGCCTTCCAGTTTTTAAATCTTTCTTTGATAAGTTGACTTGAATTATAACTGACCATCATATCCACATTGTTAACATCACAATCAGCAGCAAACTTATCGTGATCAAATCCTTTATGCATTGAACCTCTGTTCCCATAGAGATTATCCTTAATGTCATAAGGAGGATCAAGATACATAAAAACACCTTTGTTTCCATCCATAAGGTAGTCATAAGAATAATTAGTTATGCGCCAATGCTCAATTAATTTTGAGTATTCTGGGAGTTTTTCAATTCCCCTTAAACTAAAATTGTTTTCTGATGCTTGTGCAGAAAAGGATGAACTCTCTGTAAGACCAGAAAAAGAACACTTATTAATAATATAAAAATCAACAGCACGATCAAGATTTGAACGTCCTTCTTCGTGTAATTTATCCTTACAATAAAGAAATAGATCCCTTGCTAATTCTGGTTTATCGTTTGCTAATTTTATTCCTTTAAGATTATCTTTCAGATCTGTTCCAAACATCTGGAGTTGCTGCCAGAAGTTTACCAGAGGTTCATAAAGGTCATTCACCCAAATATCCAGAAAAGGATATTGTTTTGTAATGTATAGTGCAACACTTCCTCCACCTACAAGAGGTTCTCTAAACTCATCATAGTTTTTGAGGTCTGGAAAATATTGTGCCAGTTTTGGGACTGCTCTAGATTTCCCACCAGGGTAACGAAGGCAAGTTTTGAGTTGTGTCATTTGAAACTACACTCCACCATTAACTCTGTAAGTGCTGCTAAGATGTTAATTTCTTGGTCAGCCACGAACGCACTTTGGTATTGATACTTAGCAATAACAAGAACGGCAGCAGGGATAGATTGGGGTGAAAGACAACTATAACAGGCGTCATAAACCCTGCGAAGAAGGACAGAACTATCGTTGTCCAAGTTGGAGACCACCCACTTTCTGACTTCTGCAAAGTTCTTTTCCTTAAGGTTTTTAATGAGTTCATTTACTGCTATGTCTGAGAAGGTTGCAAGAATTCCTGTGTCAATTTTTCCCCCTACTGAGTGTCTTTGACATTCATTGAGGACTCTTCTGAAATCTGGGAAATATTTTTTGACTAGTTCTGCAAGGACTTTTTGATCATATTGGATGCTCTCTTCATCCAAGATGTTTTGTAGACGCTTGAAGAAGGATCCTGCCAACTTGGTTTTTTCTTTTCCTTTGATTGTAAAATCAATGACTGCACATCTGGAGTGAAGTGGTTCAATGATTTTGTTTTTGTAGTTGCAGGTAAAGATGAATCTACAGTTGTTATAAAATGTCTCAATATTAGCCCGTAGTAGGAGTTGTACGTCGTTCCCTGTGTTATCTGCTTCATCAATGATGATGACTTTGTGTTTACCAGTTGCTTGAAGTGATACGGTCGACGCAAAGTTTTTTGCTTGGGTCCGTACAGTGTCCAAAAATCTCCCTTCATCTGACCCATTGATGACATAAAAATCTACTCCCAGTTCATTACATAATGCTTTTGCAATTGTAGTTTTACCAATGCCTGGAGGTCCTGCAAGGAGAAGATTAGGAATCTCTCCTTTTTCTACAAACTCCTTAAATGTCTTTTTAGTTTCATCAGGCAATACGCAATCTTCAATTTTCTTTGGACGGTATTTCTCCACCCACAAAAAATCTTTACTCATAATATATTAAAAAAATTATTCAAAAGTTGAATCTGGTTCCAGTGCAATAAAATATCTCATGTTGTATTTGGTATTAGTAAATTCTGCGTGCAGAACTTTAGAAATCACAACATCATAAGATCCTGGAATAATCTTGATATTTTCTACCTTAAAGTTGAAAGTAAACTCTTTATCAGTTTCTCCAACAATGATTGAATATTCATTAGAAGTATCATTGTTTTTGTCTCTAACAACAAGACTAATAACTCCTGCTGCACCAACTACAGCAAGGTCTTGGAGTTTATAAACTGCTGCTGCCTTGAGGAGTTTATCAAGTTGAGAATGTTCAAGTTGGAAGCACACATCCTTAGAAGGAAGATTTACCTCCTTATCTGGAGGAGCAACAATCACTTCAGGGTCAGCACAAAAATATTTAACCCTTCTGTTACCCTCTTTAATGGAAATATAAGAATCATTGGCAAAATCTAAATCTGGGTCTTGATGCAAACCCAAACCATTCAAAAACTCATTTAAGTCATAGATAGCAACTTCTTTGGGAAAGTCTTCACCAACATTTGCTTCTGCATAAATGTTTTTAAGAATGCTCATGGTG